TGACCTCATAACTATCGGTAGAAATATTAAAAAGGAATTTGAACAATTGCTTATGTTCAATGGTGTGACTAATGTTATTATAGAAAATCAGATATCACCAATCGCTAATAGAATGAAATCTATACAATGCATGTTGGCCCAGTATTTTATAATGAAAGATGACAATATAATTATAGAATTTGTATCTTCTTCAGGCAAACTCAAAGGATTGGAAAAAGAACACGAAAATATGGAATCTGAATATAAGCAACATAAAACGGACGCTGTATTTCACACCAAACGTTTATTGTTAAACCCTATGTTCTCTTCGTGGGTGGAACATATGTCAACACACAAGAAAAAAGATGATTTGGCCGATGCTTTTTTACAAGGAATTTGGTATTTAACTAAGAAAAATATAAGTATTGTTTAGCGTAGAACTTAAACATATTATTTGTTATATAATATTAAATCAACGATGGAGGCAATTGACATTACTCAACTAGAACCCATTAGCATTTCATTAAATAGTGGTACAAGACACGTGAGCTCAAGCAGTCTGGGCGATGGGATAGAGTTACTCATGAACGATAAAAAATCGGTCGATACAACCAGCACAAGGATTGATTTAGGCGAATTAGACCAATTGGAAGCTGAACTCAATGATTTATCTGCTATTAACACTGGAGATACTAAATCAGTTGACTCCAAATCCGCATTCAGGGGATTCGCCAGCAACATGTTTGGCATTAAAGATGATAGAGACGTGAAAAATGTTACCGAAAATGATTCGAAACTTGGTTCTTCTATGATGGAGGGAGCTTCTAATCAGAGCAAGACATGGGACGGATTTACTAAATTGAACGGCGTTCCTATGTCAAATTCAAGTGGTCCCGCAGCTAATACAATGAATGACCGTGAGAAACGTAGGAAGAAGCGTATGATGTTGAAAAACATTGAAGTATGGCACGAAAAGGGCATTATTAAAAACGCATCTCGTCTCACAATGGACTCTGACTTTGACGAGATTGAAGATGAATACGAAGGAGCTCTTGACGATAAACGTAAACGTGATTCAGTAAAAATGCAACAAAATTGGCTCATTACTGCTGTCAATACCATTGAATATGGTAATTCTATGTTTGACCCCTTCGGCGTATCACTCGATGGATGGGGTGAGTCAATCAGCGAAGATGTTGACAGCTACGGTGAGATTTTTGAGCAATTACACGAGAAATATAAGGGGGGCAAGATGAGTCCTGAACTAAGTCTACTTCTTAGATTAGGATTTAGCGCAAGTGTTGTTCATTTCAGTAATAAGGCATTGTCTACCGCCGCACCGGGTTTCAATGATGTTATTAAACAGTCTCCCGAGTTAATGCGAATGTTTACTGATGCTACCGTGAATTCTATGAAGGATACAGCACCTGGAATGGCATTTGCAAGTGAGTTGTTAAACACGAATAAACCCGGTATGAACAATCCTCCTCCGGCACCCGTTCGCACACGGGAGCAAGCACCTCCGTCATCTAGACCAGGGATGAACTTTACCGATTCCAATAACACGGCAATGAACACATCCATGTTCAGGGAGAGTGGTGTAGACCTCAACGCAGGAACTTCAGTAAACACACCATCAGTTAGACCCGAAATGTCTGGACCCCAAAATACTAATATAGATCACATTTTATCTGGACTTAAAACTAAAAGCGTTGACATCAGAAGTGAAATGAACGATAACGACTCTGTAGTAAGCATATCAAGTTTGAAAGATATGACAGACACGATTTTGCCAAAAAAAAATAGACGCAAATCTGATAAAAATAAAAATGTTGTATCCCTTGATATTTGATTTCCATTATGATGTATTATTTTTTATACGTCATAATGTATTGTGTGTTTACTTCCGGTTCTTTCTGCTTTTTTGTTGTTGTCTTTGCTTTTGTTTTTTACTCTGTCCTCCTTGTTTGTTGGACCTGGATTTGTTCTTAGATTGGGATCTGTTCTTGTTTGACTTTCTCTTTCCTCCTTGCATCTGTTGTTGTTGTTGGCGTTTGCCACCCTGTTGCTGTTGATTCTGGTTTTGACCTCCGAAAATAGACCATCCCGGTTTTTCTTGTTGCTGTTCCTGTTGTTGATTCTGGTTTTCTGGTTGCTGTTCCGGTTGTTCTTGTTTCTGGTTCTTCTGTTGTTGACCACCTGAGTATGACTTCTTGGCATCCTTCATGGCAGTGCCATATTGGTATTTAGAGTTTTGTTGGCGTCCATCTTTGAACACCTGTTGTAAATGTTTCATCCATGCGGTTTGCTGCTTCATCTTATATAATATTATTATATATTATTCCAATCACAAGTGTGTTGTAAAACGAAAACGGTTCGGCTAAATAAACTTCCAAAAAGTGTAATAGATTATTAACGCATTACACAATCGCTTATTTACTCGATCGGTATTTATATTAATAATGTATATGTCCTAAAATAATCCTCGTTTCAATATAATATGTGTATCTAAAAATCATAATAAAAAGAAACTGTTATATATAATAACAATCTGAAATGGATGCTGACGATGAAATAATTGTGAATCTAATAGTAATTAGTAAAACGCTAATAAATACCAAATTATATACGTCTGGTATTTACTTAAATTTAGAGCAACCTAGTTATGTTCCCGAGAGCATACGGAGATGGGTTCGTCAAGATAGTCGTGATGAAACCATCAAGAAGGTTGACCGTATAGTTACAAGAGCAGTTGAATATACATTGAGAAACGATTCGAAAACTTGTCTGTTTAAGACACATTTAATGGGAGCAAAAACCGGTTTACTAAACTTACGGGAGACATATTCAAATTGCATTCAGACTGTTGCTAGATTAGACACGATAGTCAATAAAATTGTATCTATTGAAGAACCTGCCACACACACAACGCAACACAAAATGACATTTACCAATGATAATAACACCCAAGCGAACAAATCCGAACTGGAAACTGAGGAACTAGATGAGAGACAAGATGACATAAAGAGCAAGAGCAAGAGCAAGAGCAAGGGTGACAGTTTTCATAAATAATACCATATATATTTCTATTTATTACTAGAAATATATAAAGATTGTTTGTTAATGCATTTATATATGCAGAACATTGAATCTATTAATGCTAATATTATTTCGTTTTTAACTATGATCGGTTTATACTTGGTGCAAGCGTATACAATGGTTAGTTATCCACTTTCTACACATGCCAAACAACTGTACAATTCAAATAACGTAGTTCGCGCATATACCGATACAGTTAACGACCAAATATTTTCATTTAAGTCTTTGATTTCTTGCCATTATTTAGAAGCACCCTATTCACATTGGACGGTGTGTTACAAGACAGGCACTTATGGTGAAACACGTATTAACGCTGATGCTACATTTTATAATATGTCCAACACGCATACGATTACATGTGTAGGTAAATCAAATTCATACAAGGGTGTCTCGTCATTAATTGCTCCTAACATTGGCACAAAAAATGAAGTAGATACGTTGATTTTGACACACATTCGCAATCGATTCGTGGATTCATTTGTATCTAGAATTGTTGATGACAAATCAACGGGCAATGAGGACGTTGACCCCATCTGCTCTTTGGTCAAAACTCGCAATTACTTTATTAGCATACAATACTGTCATCCTGATATGACAGATCCGATTATATTTGAATTAGATAAGAGGTTCTTGATCAGAGGCAACGAGTTGTTCTCGTCTTGTTTTGTTCTTAGATTGCTCAATTATCAATCGAAACCATTCAAATTCGATAATAAATACGTGTTGAAATTATTAGACTCTAATATGAATTCCATTGAATTGGATTTTTACAAATATATTCAACTTAATAGTGGTGATTATAATGTTTGTAACTTAATACAGCCTGAAGATAAAAAAATAAAGTAAAAGAATATAAAAGGTTATCTATATATATATTATAGGTCGATGAATACTACAATTTCCATCGCATCAACGAAATCTCATACTTTACTTGGTAAATGGGATTTGTATTACCATTTACCACAGGACAAGAATTGGGACATCAACAGCTACAAGTTAATTGTAGAGAATATTGATACAGTTGAGCAAGCCATTTCTGTAAATGAAGCAATTCCTGAAAAAATAGTGAAGGGGTGCATGTTATTTGCTATGCGTAATGGGGTAAAACCAAGATGGGAAGACCCAGCAAATTGCGAGGGTGGGTGTTTTTCTTTTAAAGTTGCTAATAACTCCGTCAATGATGTATGGAAGAACCTATTCTACGCATTGTGTGGTGACACCCTGTTCAAACAATCGGGACACAATAATAATGTTACAGGGATTACCATATCTCCAAAACGAAGCTTTTGTATTGTTAAAGTATGGCTTAAGGATTGTAGCATTCAAGACCCATCTACTATGACAGTTGTCGACAATCTGTCAAAAGAGGGATGTCTATTTAAGAAACACGCCGAATCTACAACATTCAATAAAGGTATCACCAGGCGTTAAACATTTTTTACTTTTATTTTTATAAGTAAAAACTAATTTTTTATATTATTATAGTCTTGGTAAATCAGCAAGACACATGCGGATTTCACCTAGACTTGCTACATCATATTTGGCGATTAATGGCAAATCATTTCCCAAATATAACTCCAGATTACTACACAATGGTGTACATTTTATAAAATGTCCCAAACTCTTTAGTGAAAACTCACCTTGAACTACAACCGATAAATCTGCTTTTCGTGAAAACTCCATATTGCCGTCCGACTCCGAACGGAATATGTTTGAGCTCGCAAATGTACCCTTACACGCAAATGTAAGGTCGTTTCCTGACGATTTTATCTCTATCCTATCTGATATGCCATTCATATCACGGACTATCTTCTGAAAGTCGGTTGTTGGCATATTTATAGTAATCGGATAAGTTACCTCGGGAACATCCAATTCTTCAGGGTCTGGCTCAATCAGACGAAGCTTTTGTGTATAACGCTGTTTAATATCACCATTGTCATATTGTAACCCCAAATGAGAAACTACCCCATCATGATAATCCTCCTCATCGATATATATTGTTAGCGTGTCATCGTTTGACATTGTTGATATAAGCTTGAATAAATGTAGTGTATTTGCGCAAACTATAATCTTGTCAGGGTCACATCTGTATTGTTCAAACCTATCAGCATATAAAATAACATTTACCAAAATGGTGTGTGTCTTGTCAAAGTTGATAATCTTTAGCCCCTGCTTTGTAAATGTTATTGAGGCATCTGTTAGCACGTCTTTCAGCGCAGTTATCATGTTCCTTATTGGCGAAACTTGGACGCTTTGAATTTCCAATACTCGTCTTCCTGTCGGTGCGTTCATATTAAGGTTATACATCGCTTTACGTTTATATACAGTTGTGTT